TCGTTGACATCGGTCTGCGTGGGGCGGGTCTTGACTTGGTCGCCAATGACCAGTTGTGGGAGGTTGATGTAGACGGAATCCCCGGCTACGTTAGCATTTCCATCGCTCACCAAATTTGGGTAAAGATACAGGACAAGGTCGTTTGTGGAAGGAAGATCCACGCCTTCCAGACATTTCATGAAGACTGTCGTGTATTCGGTCGTTGATAGCCCTGTGATTTCTGCGCGGTTATTCACCATTGACACTGCGCCAGGACCGGAAACGATTTCAGCGGATGTTCCCGTCAAGCCGATGCCCCCATTAGCAAACACGCTGATAGTTGCTTCGGTGCTTGTTCCGGCCCTGAAACTGACCTGGGCACCGAAGTTTTTTGCCCAGACCGGAATCCAGTTGATTGTATTCTGCTGAATACTCGGAAACGTGCCGTTTGCTGTTGCGGTTACAAGCGTTGACCCATCAGGCTGGGCGACGTCAGTTGTGTTTGTGTTTGTCCAGTAGCTATCATCCGTTAGATCCTCGGCTGACTTCAACAACTGCTCGGCGGCGATGTTGTCGCGGAACTCCATTCCGTTGGCTACGCTATACGCACTCAGCGTGCTGGGTTCTTCGCTGTTGTCCTGTAGAATTACGGGGATTCCCACGCTTCCTCCCGGTTCTTAAGCGGGCCGTGTGGCCCAATTACTTTGCTGATTTCCATCTGTTGAAACCCGCCCCAGCACATATCTGTGCCAGCGGCTTGCCGGGACCGTTGGAAGTCGAAATAACAATGATCTGAGCCTTCTTCTCAATGGTAGCCAATGCCGCGGCCATGGAAGCAGCACCCTCACCATGGAACTCAATCTCGTCCATCACAAGCACCGAGGGGGTGTATGACCGGATCTGTGAGTCTCCAGAGGCAATCGCCCAAACATATGAGCCTGTGCTCTTGTAGGTTATGCGCCCAACAAGACCAGACTTCGTCTTCAAGACTTCGTAATCTTTTCGGAACAGCGGGTCAAGGTTGTCCTCAACGAACTTGATTCTCTTGTCTGTAATGTAAGCTGACTTCGACTCAGTGTCTGACTGAAAGAAGATGGCGTTATGCGGGTGGAATCTTGCCTTCCACTGACAGTACAGCGACACCAGCCAGGACACAAACATGCGGCGAGATTTAGGGATAGCCACCCGTGGCTCATGCTGAAGAATGTAGGCAAGGTCTTTCAGGTAGGCTTTATCGGAGGGGAAAGCAAGCAGTTGTTGCGTGGCCTCATCTGACGTGCGTACAAGATCTACGCACCACAGGTAGAAGTCTTCTGCATACTCTCTGTTGAGGAGTTCGACTTGCGCCAGGGTGGCGAACTCAAGGTCATCCCTAAAGTCCTCATCATAGGGTGTTAGGATCTGGCTCATCTACATTAACCCAACTGTAATCTTCACGCTCCTCCTCCCATCTGGCAATCACGTGCCCACAGGCACCGCAGACGATGGATTCGGATTCTGTGCTTACTTTGCCGTCCTCAGTTCTTCCGCACCGTGGACAGTAAACAGACAGCGAATAGTGCATTCATAAACTCCAAGGCCCCGGCAAAAGCCGGGGCCAGTAAAATACGAAACGTTCTGATTGTTATGTGATTCTGCTTGCGCCGAGACATTCCGCTGGATCAACCACACTCATGTTTTGCTTGTTCATGATTATTGAGAGCAGGTTGTTTTTCGCGGTTGCCTCAATCCTCTTTACTATCTCAGCCCTGATGAGCGTCTCTCTCAGCTCTTCAATGATCCACTCAACGAAGTCTGTGGCATCAAACCTGGAGCCAATCAGCACGCCAGACGGTGCTGACGGCTTGCTGGTTACGCAGTTGTGTCTCATGGCTGGCATGGTGGCGTTGAACCAAACATGACCCTCCTTGGACATACGAACGGAGCAGGATATGGTGCCAGTACGCAGGTGAAACATCTTTATTACCTGCCTCTGCCCAGTAATTCTATCCTTCATGAACTCTCTTGCAATATCATTTGCGAGAACTTTGATAGATTCCTCTTCAAAATGATTGAGATATTCCATGTTCCCCACCACTAAAACCTGCTAAATATATCCAATATAGACCATGGTACCACACACTGTGGTATATTGTCAACAACTTTTTTGTATCTCTTCTGCCATCCACTCAAAACTTTTTGCCAACTCTTTGTCGGCAATCATGGTCTTCGTCTTAAACCCGCTCAGCTTATCATAGATCTTCTTTGTCTTCCACTGATCCCTTGTGTTTCCTGGAATGACAAGCATCCCTCCGGTATCCTGCGAAACGATAACGTAGTAGTCTGGTTTCTTAAGCTTTTTCTGCCATCCTCCTTCCGTATCGACAAAGATGTCGGGGAATGGGAAGTCATCGATGCAGGTAAACTTACATGTTGACTGTCTGGATTTGACTTCAATGATCTTGTCACAGGCTACGATGTCAACGTCGTACTTGGTGAAGTCTTCCTTCTTCCATTTCTTTAGAAGCTTCTCGTCGGTCTCATTCCATTCAATCTGGTCAGTCGGTATACCCAACTCAACCAGCCTGTCAACAACCATCCCCTCAAACTTCTTACCGGCCTCAAGCCGGTTTCTGAAATCTTTGTTACTCAGCGACATGTCATTCCTTTCATGGTTACGCTTCCACCACCCATCCATCCAGTCAGCCATCTTTTCAATTTCGGCTTCCTGTGCGTGATGCCATGCCGCAGTCCCAACCATCAAGTTATGTTGAATAACCCTATTGTGTAACTTGTACCTAAGTCCAGGGGGCCACTTTCGTAGATTGTCAGGCAGTAGTCCAGAACATAATAGTGACGCTACTTCTGGGGTTCTCCCTTCCTTCTTGCGGAGTCTCTTGTATCTTTTCAGAAAAGTTTTCTTTGAGTCACCTGTGAGTGTTTCATATCTAAGTCTAGCGTTTTCAGGTATTTGCATTAATTAGACTTATATAATATATAATAAATACGACGGTTTCACGTTTACGTGCAACATAACCCCCATGTAATGAATAACTTACAATTAACGAAGTCGCCCGTTTACAGCTTATTATATAATAATATATATGATTAAATATAATGGTGGATGTTGACAGCTTTGCACCAAGTGTGGTATAATCCATCTTGGAATGGTGGAGATGAGAGGGATCGAACCTCCAACTCAAGTTTGCAAGACTTGCGTGTTCCCATTTACACTACACCCCCACACGGAGGAACAATGGCAGCCAACAAGATAAGACGATGCGAAATATGTGGAAAAAAATTTGAAGCCTCATACGTCGGGCACGGCAAGGGATTGTCGAAGTATTGCAGCAAGAGGTGCCGACGAGAATCGATTTCAAACCAGCGCAGGGTTAACCACCAGCCAAATGTCGTCTGCGCTCAATGTGGGAAAAAATTTTACAAAATGCCAAGCCGGATAAAGGCATCCAAAAGCGGTCTTCATTTTTGCTGTAGAAAATGCAAGGATACCGGCCAAAGAATCGAAAGCGGACTCAGTGAAATCCATCCTCCTCACTATGCTTGCGGGCAACGTACATATAGAACCAGGGCACTAAGAGAACATAAACACGAATGCCTGGACTGTGGATGGGCAGAGGTGCCAAGCGTTCTTGAAGTCCACCACATTGATAATAACAGGGACAACAATACAATCGAAAACCTTGTTATACTGTGCCCAACGTGCCACAGAATTAGACACATATAAGGTGCGCCCCGACACATTTTACGCTGGGCAGCCGTGACTGCCGCAACCCCGGCTAAGGGATGTAAGGACCCTATCGGGTGGGTGTGACAGCGGTTCCCGGAGCCACCGGGAGTGAGGCTGGTCATCTTTAAGCGCACATGTTTTTGTGGTGCTGGAGAAGGGAGTCGAACCCTTAAGCCGAAACACCGGGGTTTGAATCCGGCGCGTTTTCCAATTTCGCCACTCCAGCATGGTACACCCCCCTGGAGTCGAACCAGGAATCAACCAATTATAAGTTGGCCGTTTTGCCATTAAACTAGGGGTGATCATGGTGACCCCGCGGGGAATTGAACCCCGATATCTAGGTTGAAAGCCTAGTGGACTAACCATTATCCTACAGGGTCTGATTACACTTGGTTGGCTCACCTGGATTCGAACCAAGAATAGGCGATTATCAGTCGCCTGTGATACCATTTCACCATGAGCCATTATGGTTGATTCTGGCGGGATTCGAACCCGCACCGACAGGGTAACCAGTCCTGCCTACACATTTCTCCCGACGTGGGTTACTTCGCCGCGAAGTGTGTGTCGGAGCCGTTAAGCTCCCGCTCTTACCAGTTGAGCTACAGAACCATATGGTGCACCGGGATGGAATCGCACCACCGACGCCCTGCTCTTCAGGCAGGCGCTCTACTCCTGAGCTACCGATGCAGTTTGGTGCCGAGTGAAGGAATTGAACCATCTGACCAACCACCTCACATAGTTATATGGCCCGCGGTTTTACAGACCGCGATGAGGAACACTCGGCAAACATCTGGAGGGCCGGGTCGGAGTTGAACCGACGTTGATGGGGTTTGCAATCCCATGCCTTACCGCTTGGCTACCGACCCGTATGGAAGGGCCTGCTGGTATCGAACCAGCGCTGTCAGATTCAAAGTCTGACGTGCTTCCATTACACCAAGGCCCCTGGCAGGGGAGGAGAGACTTGAACTCTCAACACGCGGATTCAGAGTCCGCTGCTCTTCCGGTTGAGCTACTCCCCAAGAATGCTTTGGCGGAAAGGGAGAGAATCGAACTCTCAGGCCCCGGAGGACCAACTGCTTAGCAGGCAGTCACGGCTCACCAATCTCCGTCGCCTTTCCCTAGCTTGTCCTTCAGCCTTAGATAAAGGAACTTCGGCAAACGCCAGAAGGTCCAGCGCACAGCGATCTTGTGTCCGCGTCTTGCCTCTTCGCTTGTCTCATACCTTTCGCAGTAACTCTCCAGGTATGATCCGCCTGGGAAGACCATGGTCTCAAACAGCAGCGGCATGTCCGCATCGTCCCAGGAGTGGTCAACGCCGAGGAAGACAGTGGAGACCCAGGCAATTGTGAACCCGAAGATCTTGAACTCTTTGAGTTCCAGCCGTCTTGGGTTGGGATCTCCGCTTTCCTTCGCGTCTACTTCGCGTTCATATCGTTCACAGAATTCGTTGACATCACATTTTGTGATCTCGTCCGTCTCTACGTCCCACTTATAAAACATTTGTTCTCCTATGTAATGGTGCCCCAGGAGGGATTCGAACCCTCACCCGAAGACTGGTTCCTAAGACCAGCGTGTCTACCAGTTCCACCACCGGGGCACATGGACTCCTGATCCCATTAATCGTTATGCCACCCCCTGAGCACCTTAGCTGGCCGACTACCAGCCGGAGTCCACGGAAACCTTGGGGATATTGATGGATTGCTGCTTCCATCATAGCACAAACGCTCAGGAAAGACTCTGGGGTGAGGGACGGGAATCGAACCCGCAACGACGTGGGCCACATCCACGCGCTCTACCAATTGAGCTACCCTCAACATGACTGTGTGTTGTTAATGGAGGAGGGCAGAGGAATCGAACCCCCGCCGGGCTACTAACCCGAAGGCACGGTTTTCAAGACCGCTTGACCACCGTTGGTCGCTACCCTCCAATGGTGGGAGCACAGGGAATCGAACCCTGGTTAGAAGGTTAAAAGCCTACTGTAGCGCCACTCTACTATACTCCCGCTATCTTAGAACAGCCTTACACGTCGAACAGACTCTCTTCTCTTTCCGATTCTTGATCTCTTTGCTACCGCAATATGGACATCTGCTCATCTTGTTCTCCAGTGGGATTATTGTATTGGCACTCCCGGTAGGATTCGAACCTACGTTGGTCTGTTTAGAAGACAGATGCCTTTCCGCTAGGCTACGGGAGCTTGCATGTAACATTTTATTTCGCTCAGGTGTACAGGTTCTCATTCCCTTCTCTTTTATTTGGAGCGGGCACCCGGATTCGAACCGGGACCGTCAGTTTGGAAGACTGTAATGCTGCCGTTAAACACCATACCCGCATATGGAGCGCCTGGGAGGATTCAAACCTCCGACCAAATGGTTCGTAGCCACTTACTCTGTTCGCTGAGTTACAGGCGCACAAGTTTTAATTGGAGCCCCATCCAGGTACTGCCCCCGGTTCTGAGGTTTACAAGACCACTGCATCACTTTAAATGCTTATGGGGCGGTCACGGGGGATGGTCCCGGCTCCCCCGCCGTTGCTTGTTTATCCGGCACAAGACTAGGCCATCTCTCCGGGAAGAGCAACGTGTGGTGGATCAGGTAGGTTTCGAACCTACGACCTTCTGGGTGTAAACCAACTGCTCTGCCATCTGAGCTACTGATCCATTGGCGGGTCCGGTAGGGGTTGAACCTACGACATTCCGGTTAACAGCCGGACTCTCTACCAACTGAGATACAGACCCATGGCGCAGAATTTGCCCACCACGGGGGCGAGGCCCGCGCACACTCTTTCAGGGGTAACCTGTCGTCCGCCCACTCTGTTCGCCTTCGTCAGGGCTGGTCAGGTGGAACCTAAATTGGCAAGGGCACTACGATTCGAACGCAGATCCTTCGGGTTGGAGCCGAAGATGTTACCGTTACACCATACCCCTGCAAGCCGGAGCCACACGTAGGAATTGGAATACACCGCAGGTAACGCCCTCTCAGTTGACGCCCTGGCCCCGCTCTCCCCGGCCTACGATCTGGTCTGTGTGGTAGGATTTGCACCCACGGCCCCCTGCTCCCAAGGCAGGTGCTCTGCTAGACTGAGCTACACACAGATAAACTGGCAGCTTCGACGGGAATCGAACCCGCTTCGACCTTGGCTGACAACCAAGCGTCCATCCAACGGACCCCGAAGCTATATATAATGGATGCGGGCCAGGGTAACGATCCCTGCAAGCCGGGCTTATGAGACCCGGCTGGGCACCTGCCCTACCCGCTTAATGACTGTCGCTGTTTTCAAAGAACGCTATGCCTGTTGGCAGGCACCCAATCAATATATCACAACAATGCGGAGTTTGTCAACAACTAAATTTGACCAATTGATATTGGTATCGCACCGACCTTCTCAAACTGTGGAGGGATCACCATACACGTTGATATCATGGCGTATGGAAATGGACCCCGCCCCCTCTTGTCGTATGACTCAACGATTTTAAACAGGCGACCCCTAAGATATATGAATGACCCAGGTCGTTTTTCGTCCAGCTCAGTACACAGCGAAGGGAGGATGGGACACTTCACACTGGTGTCACCATCAAAGGACACGCCCGGAATAAGCGGAACAGATCCATCACAAAAGAATCTCGCGATGTCATTGATGTGAGCAACCTTCAGCTTAGCAGCCATGGTCTCTCCATCTATCTCCCTGAACTGTGGAACAGCCCCGCCTTCTATCCTCCTGGCCGTAGCAATGGAGAAGTCATCCAGATAGCCAGAGACAAAGTCGTGCATGGCAACCTTCGTCTTCGATCCCTTTAGAACAATGTTCTTGCCATACCTCTTTGTCGTAGGCTCAGTCGCTTGGATTATAATCTCTGGATCGTCTGTCTGTATTCTGTTACCAGCAATAATCCAGCCAGCGACAATGCGATGTTCTTCCTCACTGTCAAAAAGCTTTTCGACAGGGTTGTCCTGCCAGCAGTTGGCCTCAAACTCTTCCCTATTCAAAGTGGGTACGTCCGAAAAAGAGGTTCCTGATTCCAACAACAACTTTCTCATTGGTATCAAAGTCGGCATCCATTTCGACAAAGGCGTAGCCACGGAACCTTCCGGTGAGCTTGTCATGTACCATGTCAATCTGCCCTGGCCTGAACTCACTGAGAGCTTCCCTCAGTTGCTCAGGTGTTGTCTCGTAAGGAATGTTGCCTACAAAAAATCTGGACATGTTGTTTCCCCCGCTAGCTGTTTCCACTAAAACCTTATACTTAAAAGCTAGCTCAACCAGTGTGACCTCAGGTCATGGTGTCCTCCAAAAATAAACGTTCATTGAAAATGAACGCATGTTTGGGAGTGTTTGTTTTTTTTCATCCCATCCCATGTATTAGTATTGTGTCATACTTGGACTACGACTGTCAACAACTTTTTAGGGGTTTAGCCAAAACTTTTACATCTTCTTTACAAGATGTTACGTCTTCGTAACGTTTTTATCGGTTAGGTCTTCTTCAATCTGATCTTTCCAGCATCTGGCAATGTTGTAGATCTCCTTCATGATGACTACCTGTTCCATGCTCAGCTTCTTCCTGGAAGCCTGTGTCATGTTGATTAGCTCACGGACCATTCTGTTGAAGCACTGTCCGTTGTGGAGCAATGCCGTGTTGATCTTGTTCTCCATAATGATTACATCCTACCATGTTCTGGCAACTACTGTCAAGCGTTGTAGTGGAGTTCCCTGTGACAGTTTGCACAGAGAACCTCACACTTCTTGATCTCTTGCCTGATGAGTTCATGTTTACGGTTTACGTTGCAGGCGCTCACTGTGAAACTCTTTTGCCCTGGATCGATGTGGTGCAGGTCTAGGACGTAGCCCTTGTATCTACCGCCACACTCTTCACAGCCCACCATCTCCTTATATCGGTTGACGAATTCCTTTCTCCACCAGATCGGTTTCTTTACCCAGTCTGGCTTCTTCTTGCTCTTGTAGTATTTCCTTCTGTAGTATTTGGGATTGGCCTTACGGAATTCAGACTGCCTCTTCTTTGCTAGCCTTCTGGATTCCTCCAGGTCCTTCCTGTACTTCTCTCTTCTCCTTGCGTTGATCTTCTCTCTGTTCTTCTGGTAATACTGCCTAGCATATTCTTTCTGTAGTTCGCTATACGCTTCATTGTATCCCATGACAATCTCATTGTATCCCATGACAAACCTCCGACGTTATATGAATTATATCATTGTCGCCATGAGATTGTCAATAACGTCAAGGCAGTTTCCAAAAATGTTTGCGCCATTTCTCTGACAGGTATTACGTTATTGACATTCGTCGCTGGAGGCTTTTCCGCTACTACGCCTAGGTAGCTACACCGCGTCACCCCCGGCTATACCGCAGCCGCGCCTCCGTTTACACCGCGTCGTAAAGTCCGCGCATGAAAGCGTAGCTTCGTGCACAGACTTCAATCCTCAGGAGACTCCGTCTCCTGCTCCAGCTTCGACCGGACTGCCGAGATCCGGGACCGAAGATCCTCTGCCGACATGGACTGAAGCTTCGCTTCTAGTCCAGAGCCGGAGAGATCTGTTGGACGGAAGCCGCCATCACAGTGGTTGTACAACCACTGAGCAGTATCCTTCCAATCTTTCACGCTGGCTTTAATCTCTCGGTGATCCGGGAAACAAAGTTTCCCGTTGGTCAGGAGAGACCAGACGTTCTCGGCTAGTTGTTCCTTGGCTTTCAGCTCCGAACCTGGAAGCTTCGCTTCCCCGTACCGTTGTAGGATCTCCGTCAGCGGTCTCTTTTCCCTTTTGTTCCCCATTTCAACTCCCTACGTAGTAGGGTGTTGCATCTTGCAACAACCCCAATTTGTCGAAACGTTAACTAAAGTTAACGTTAGGCGAATTTCGAACAGAAACGGCCCTTAAACCGCATGTGCGCCCGTTTATACCCTGACCCACGCAGGTAGCATTCCGCGCAGGCTCAGGCCCGCTAGCGTTCAAATTCCGGGCATGCGGAGAACTACCTGCGGGCTGTGGGCGAACCTCTCAGACTTCGCACCTGATCGTCATGATGGGCAAGCTTGGTCGGATGGTCACGCCGTGGCCGATTGGGCATGCTTGGTCGGATAGTGCCGCTGTGCTCAAAATGCACGCCGTGGCAGGATTGTCAGGTGTGTCAGGTTAGTCAGGTTGGGTCGTTTGTGACAGGTTGGTCCGGTGCCGAAAACGGGCTGATCGGCGTAACCTCCACCCGTTTCCCGAGTTAGGTTGTATATATCTCTCCCCGAAGGGGTGAGAGAGATATATACAACCTAACTCGGAGAAACGGGGGAGAAACATGGCAAAATTGGACTGGTCGAACGAAATCATCTGCGAGGCGAACGTGCCGGAGGAATTTGGCGAGTTGGCGCGGTACCTTGACGTGGTCGCGCAGCTTTGGACCGCATGCGGATACCGCGAAGAACTGGTCTCCGCCGTGGAGATCTCCGCCGACTACTTCCGCGAAGCTTCCGGCGCGGAGGCGAAATGACAAATACCGCTCACGTGAAGAGCGCTAACCGGCACCGCCATGATGCGGATTGCAGGTTGGTGACACCACGTGGGCGGTTTTTCGTTCACCCGCAAGCGAAATAACCACATGCCCGCAAGCGAAAAGGAGTCACCTATGCGCGAAATCGTTGCAACCTACACCGACGGCGAATTTGAGCACATCGATTATCTTGGATGCGATTCCACCACGCCGCTAGGCGAAGTCTTGGAGGCCATCAGCGCCCACATCCGCGAAATCAAAACCACGCTCACCCGTGCGACCTTGGTGACCTACTCCGACGATGATGGTGTTTTGATCACCGTTCGCAAGGCGGGCTGAGACCACCCCCGCATGCGCAGTCTTAACCGGCTGCGTATGTGGGGTTTGTTTCGTGACCCAACAGTTCTTTGACAATCGAAGAGTACGCGGTAGCAGGCTGCAAGTCTAGGTTACCACGCCGCACGGCCCGTCGGCCCGGCGAACCAACCACAGGCGCTTGCGTAGGTGCGGAGACCGCGTACAGGGTGTGAGCTACCCGACAGTCTAGCCTGGGGTGCCACGTTATAGCTTTCAATCCCACGGGTGCGAAAGAACCATGCGGGTTATAAACAGACGGGCGACTGATCAACGGTCCCGAACCGCTGCGAAGCGAACGGGCAAGAGAGGACAGGACCACGGAGTGTTCTGAGAACCGCGCACGCTACGATGGTGATTCATCATGCGTGAGGTCGGTTCTGAGAACAAGCTGGGGAGGCTACAATGGCGAAATTTTTTCCGACAAAGATTGACACCGCCGAAGGCACGGCCTACTTTGAGGATAATGCGAGATATATCGCAGGCGAATTGACCAAGCGCGGGCTGGATTATACCGTGCATTGCAAGTGGGCGGAATACTGGGGAGGTTTGATCTGGGATTTTGAAGTCCGACTGCGCTGCTTCGAAGAGGTGGATCTTCTCATGGAAACCGACGAGATCGAAGATTTCGTGTCGTTTCACGGGGACGTCATGATCGATTGGAACCTGAACCTGATTGGAGAGTGACCTATGCGCACGAAAAAGGACGCGACCACGCCCGACCTCTGGAGCCTGCCGAAAAACCCGAATCTCACGGAGTTACTGACGTGCATCCGTGGGGAGATCAACACAATCCAAGATTGTATTGATTTTTTCGAAACGGCGCGAAAGCAGCACCACGCGCACGGTAGCTTCGAAGAGCGCGACCGCTACGCGGTACTGATGGCCGAACGGATCAGCCATCGTAACACTCTCCGCACCATCGCAAAATCTCTGACTAACATCCTGGGGGTGTAGCATGCGTGGATATCTCGTCATTCATTTCGCCGACCGTGAATCCGTCAGTCTCCAAGTAGGCGAGCCGACCGTGCGCGGCTTCTACCGCGCCATTGAAACGCTGGAGTGTATGTGGTCTAGGCTGCCCGGATTCGTGGCGACCGAACTGATCACTGAGTAACGCTTTCCCTACCGCCCCCGTGTGGGCGGTAGCATAAGCGGGACTTAACCCGTGCGAAAGGAGACACCGTGAAAAAAACCGAAAAGGAACGTCAGCAGGAATGGCGCAGGGTATTCGAAAATCTTGCCAGCAAAATTGAGGAGACCAAACCACGCTCCGTGCCCGTGAGTAAGTCGCAGGTGAAGAGGGTGTGTGTCCAGTCGGGGCAGCGGCTCCGAGATCTGGAAAATGCACCGGAAACCTGGGGGAATAACCTTGCACGGATCGCCGCTGGGCTGCGACCGCGCCGAAAGTAACGGAGGTGCACATGGAAAAGTATACGCTGGACCGTTCGCAAGCTTGTATCGTCTTGTTCGCCCTCAGTAACGAACTGCGTGCATGCAGGCGCAGGATTGAAGAGGCGCGGGAGTGGCAAGCCGAAACCGGCGACCCGACCCGGCTTGACTATGAAAAGCGCATGCTTTATGATACCATGCGGCTGCGAGACCGGCTAAGGTATCAGGTGAAGGCCGCCGTCTGGAAAAGCGCCGGGCTGGCCGACTGAAAAGAGGTGTTAGAATCTCTCACCCCTGAACGTAGTGAAGGGGTGAGAGATACTAACAGCCCTACAAACCAAAACTAAACGGAGGTAGCAGTGCCCGAGCTATACCACATCTCGCCCGCCACAAAGCACAAAAAACTGGGCGCGATCCACCGAACCACGTCGCCCGAATCGACCTGCCCGCCCGCCTGTCCGTTCAAGGGGAACGGATGCTTCGGGGAGAATTTCCCCTGTAACATGCACTGGTACGAGGTAACCGCTGGGCGCAGGGGGTTGCCCTACGATGAGTTCCTCCAGGGTATCACGTGCATGCCTGAGGGCACCGTGTGGCGCGACTGCATGGTGGGCGACCAACCCGGCGAGGGCGACGTGATCAACCCGGAAATGTTTCGCCGGAAGGTGGAGGCTAACCGTGGGCGCAGAGGGTTTACCTACACACACAAGCCTGTGCTGGATGAGGATACCGACCTCCCCGGCGTAGCCGAGTCGAACCGACAACTGATCAAGTTCGCCAACGACAACGGGTTCACCGTGAACCTCAGCGCGAACAACCTTGCCCATGCGGACAAGCTGGTGGCTCTCGGCATCGGGCCGGTTGCCGTAGTGGTTCCAAAGGGAACCAAGAAAAATCACCGGACTCCCGACGGTCACAAGGTCGTGATGTGTCCCGCCAAGGCGGGCGAGGTAACGTGCGAGACCTGCGGTCTCTGCGCCCGCCGGGACCGGACGTTTGTCGTCGGGCTGGAGGCGCACGGGTCGAAATATAAACAGGCTAGCGCAGTTGCGAGGGGAGAGTAACATGCACAAGGCGGATCTCATGTTTAGCGACGACGTGGCCGAGGTGGCCGGGCTGCTTTCGGCAGCGGGCGTTAACTTTACCGTGGACTACACAGCCGAGTCCGCATGGGTGGACGAGGAATGGCTGGTCAAGGTGGCGACCGCCGACGTTGATACCGCCCGCACCGTTGCGCCCTGGGTAACCTGGGTGCAGGCGGGCTGACCGAGTGAGTTTCGGAATACCCTCCCCGGCTGAGGGTATTTCGAAAACCATTTGGAGGTGAGATATGTACGAGATCGTGATTGAAGAGGCGCACGCCCGACGAGGTGGGAACCGTTACCCGTTCGCCAATCGCCCTACCGTTGTCGGTACCGCAATCACCCGTGAGCTTGCCCTGGACATGGCGTCGGGTCTGCTGGTCATGACGCGCAAGCTCGGCTTTGTCGGCCACCCGTTTGAGTGGGATCGCCTGTCGGTTTGGGACACCGCCACCGATCAGGTCGTGAAGATCTACAGCCTGAAGGATGAGGGCGAGGAACTTGACAAGTGGATCGGTCGGACCCAGTGGCTCAAGGCCGGGGCCGTGCAGCACGGACACTGTTCCACATGATGGACGCAAAGCTGACCGACCGTGATGATATCGTAGATATCATTGAAGATGAGATCGAAACCCTGAAGATCGCCAAGGCACATGTGCGCACCGCTAAAACCGCAGGCGAAATGACCAAGCATGTGCCACGGTACGTCATGCAAAAACTTTTCAGCGAAAGGGAGCAGCGATGAACTACAGCGACGACGGCTATGATGCGCAAGAGATCTACGATCTCATCATGCATGACCGCGATACCGGCGCGTCGGTCCCGTGGTGAAGGGAGAAAACATGTTTGAAATGACCGCGATGTCCTGGGATGAGGCGATTGTTGACCGGCCCATGTACCTTGCAGGCTCGCACGGTGGGGGTGCGAAGTTCAAGACGCTGCGCCTGGACGTGACGTCCAAGCTGTGGGCGAAGATGCCTTTCAGAATCGGCAGGCTGCGGGTTATCAAGTGGACAGACGGGACCTGGAATCTGATCATTAGCGACGACAAGTTCATCTCATCCGCGCATGTGCCGCTGACCACTCCCCCGCCTGAAGATATGCAGGGCTACTTCAAAATCATGCCGCAGAAACCGGGGGAGTAGGATCTCTACCCCCTGAACGTAGTGAAGGGGGTAGAGATCCTACTTCCCCCCACCGACAAACCCAAACCGATTGGAGGCAGACATGGCCCGCAGCTTCAAACGCTCCCCCGTCAGCGGCTGGACGACCAGCCCCAGCGAAAAGGACGACAAGCGGCAATGGCACCGGGCCTACCGACGCGCCGTGCATCAGGCACTGCATACCGGCGCACCGATCCCGCACCACTACGAGTACAGCGACCCGTGGTGCATGGGCAAGGATGGGAAGTCTCACTGGTACGACAGGGTCAGCGACCATTCCGCAATCCCGGAGCGCTTGCGCTACCACTATCCCGAGCACGTGACCACGTGGGCCGAGCTGTCCCGGTGGATGATGCGAAAATAGTTGTTGACAGTCGCCAATTATCAACGGACCATTGGACAAAGGAGAAATAGTATGACCGAGATCACCCGCAAGGAAGCCAACTTCGAAAACCACGTGATCGATGCGCAGCTTGTGCTTGCGTTTGTCTGCCCAGTAACGGAGACAACCACGCAGGTGCAGCTTGTGTCGCAGAAGTCCACGCCCATGGGAGGCGATGAGGTTGAGGCGCTGATTGCCAGCACCGGCATCGTCGATATCCCGATTGAGCGCGTGACCCAGGAGATCATGCTGTTCTGCCAGGACGCCAACCCTCAACTCATGTGCATGGTTGTCGTTGGCAACGACCTGGAAGAGAACGGCTGCATCACCATCACCTCGCCCAATGGTGTCCCCGCAGGGATCGTTGGCCGGGCAGACGCAGACGCACTGCATGAGATGTTCGATTCCCTCGCAGACATGCACGCCAAGGCAGAGGTGGATGGTGGCGAAGAGTTCACCAACTTCTTCACGGAAGTTGTTCCCTTCGCCTGTATGTCTGCCGAGGCATACGTTGCGAAGATCGGGCAGATCATGGAGGTGGACGGGCAGAGCGGGCAGGTGATCAACCCCAACGCAAGCGTCCCGACCGCAGAGAGCATGCAGGCTGCCGCCAAGTTCAGCGACGACGAGCCGGTGAACTGATGTCCAGGTTGGGCGGAGCCAGAAGGCTACGCTCAGTGCGGCGAAGGTACAAAGTATTTCGCCGGAGACACAAGCGGCGAAAGCAGAAACAACAACTGTCACTGAGCGCATATCTACTAACCCGCAACACACATGGAGGTCAGCATGGCACAGAACACCAGCGTTTCGCAGGGCACCGCAACCATCACCATTGGGGAGGCCATCAAGGCCCTGACGTTTCACGTCCAGCACCGGCAGAACTGCATCCTCTTCGGTGCGCCCGGTATCGGGAAGACAGACATCGCCAAGCAGGTTGTCGCCAACCTGCGTTACGAGCTGGACAATCTCCCGTATGACATCCTGATCATGCATCCCCAGGTCGCAGACCCGACCGACTTCAAGGGCATGCCCGGCTTCAACACCGACGAGAACGGTGTCAAGTGGGCAGAGTTCTTCGCCTTCGGCGACCTGCGCCGGATGATCGAAGCCGACCGCCCGCTGGTTGTGTTCCTGGACGACTTCGGGCAGGCACCGCGCATGGTGCAAGCCGCCATCCAGCAGTTGATCCTGGAGCGTAGGATCGACGGCCACAAGATCTCCGACCACGTGCGGTTCATCATGTGCGCCAACCGTGCGGAGGACAAGGCCGGTGTTGAGGGATTCCTCACGACCATCAAGACCAGGGCGTTCCTGTACACGGTGGAGCCGACCGTGGAGGACTACTCCAAGTGGGCCATCGCCAACAACTACCCGCCTGAGTGCGTGGCATTCATCCGCTTCCGTGGGCTGGAGTTCCTGTGGGCGAGAGCCAACCCCAAGTTCAAGCCGTCTCTCGGCTGCGACAATGAGCGCACCCCCCGCACGGTGACCAACGCCTTCGACGCCTACGTTCACGGCATCCCGGATGGGCTGGAGCTTGCGATGTATGCCGGTGCGACCGACGGCGGCTGGGCCATTGAGTGGCTGGGCTTCTCCCGCATGTTCCATGCCCTGCCGAACATCGACCTGCTCTACACCGACCCGTCTTCGTTCAAGTGCCCTGGCCTGGACAAAGTGGACGTGCTGTACGCCACGACTGCGGCCATCGCAGGGCGTGCGACCAAGGCAAACGCGAAACAGTTCTTCGAACTGGTTGCGAAGCTGCCGCAAGACTTCGGTGCCTTCGCGGTGAAGGACGCCTTCACCCGCTGCCCCGACATCGCCAACACCAACCACTTTGTCAAGTGGTTCCAGAACAACCCCGACGTGATTGAGGGGTGACAACCTGGGGTGACCCTGTAGCGCACCCTGAACGTAGTGAAGGGTGCGTTACATGGGTCTCACACAAACGACCGAACCGAACAGGAGGTCAGCCATGACATTTGCCGATATCGAAACCGCCATCGCCAACGCCCGTCAGGGATTCGCACTCATCACGTTTGAGGCAGCGTGCTACACCCCCGAGAAGATCGACTTCGACATGACCGAGGCCAGCGCCAAGGCGCACGGGATCGACCACGACGACGTGAAGGTGACCAAGCGCACCGTGATCGACGGTCGGCTGGAACTCGCCAAAAAGATTTTGGGACAGGCTCGCCGCTACCACTACCGCAAGACCCGCCCGTGGGCCGGGCGCAGAGTGGGCATCGTCCGAGGCCAGGATCTACTGGACTACGCCAAGACGATGGAGAGCTACAAGAAACAATTCAAGGCAGTCGTCGAAGAGATGGCCCTTGAATGGCCGGGCATCGTAGCCGAGCAGGCTGATCGCCTGGGTCCGGTGTTCAAGGCCGAGGACTACCCGACGACCAATGAGTTCAGCGGCAAGTTCAACCTGAAATACTACGTGAACGAACTCCCGTCCGAGCCTGACTGGTTGCTTGACGTGCCGCGTGAGGCAGTGGAGGAGATCGCTGGGTCGTTCGAATCGCAGATGGCCGAGCGCATGGAGGACATGCGCAGCGCCGTCGCCGCCGAGGCCGTTGAGGTGTTCAGGAAATCGCTCAGGGTCCTGCGCAAGGGTGACCCGCGCGGCATCCGCAGGTCGCTTGTCGCCAACATCCAGGAGCAGCAGCGCTGGCTGAAGGATCTCAACATTGGCGACGACCAAACCATCAACAAACTGGTCAGCGAAATTGAGCAGGCGATTGTCGCAGTGGGCGCTGACGACCTGCGCGACGACGACGCCAAGCGCAACGCCGCAGCCAAGGCACTCGCAAGCAGTATCACCACAATCCAGGGAGGTGCGCGATGACATCCGCCATGCCGACCAACGCCGACACCGAACCGATCATGGACGACGAAACCTTTTCCAAGAGACTGACCAAGGCGCGTGGCTCCATGAGCTTCGACGCGGTTATGTTCGCAACGCTTGCCTTCAACCTGGGCCTGAAGCGTGCCGGTGCGAAGACGAAGATCCCGACCGTGGACGGCGAGGTCTTCAGCTTCCCGGATGAGTTCGTTGCCAGCGCAACCGACGACCAGCTTAAGGGTGTTCTCGCAGCCGGGTCGCTGGCGTGCGGTCTTGGTCACCCGTTCCGGCGTGGTGCTCGCAAGGCCGAGCGTTGGAACATGGCGTCCAGCATGATCACCGGAGTGGCTGCGCGTGAGGCCGGGTTCGAACTCCCACCAACGTGGCCTGCGCATCCCGACATCAGCCCGTCCGTCACAATCGAACAGGCGTACAAGATCCTGGAGGAGGAGGAGAGCGAAGACGGCGACGGCGAAGGTGAAGGCGAAGGCGGCGGTGGAGGTGGAGGTGTTGGTGTGCAGCCTCCGCAGGGAGGAGGCAACCAGGACCAGGACGGTGACCAGGACGGTGACCAGGACGGTGACCAGGACGGTGACCAGGACGGTGACCAGCAGCAGCAGCAACAGCCCCCACAGGGAGGCATGGAGCGCGACAAGCAGCGCAAGCTGGAGCAGGACTGGGCGGTAAAAATGGTGCAGGCCGCACAGGTCGCGCAGAAAATGCAGGGGTCCGTGCCCGGCTGGATGAAGGGCATGATCGACGAGCTGACCAACCCCAAGGTTGACTGGCGTCAAGTGCTTCGCAACTTTTTGGAAGAGACCACAAAGGACGACTACTCATTCACCCGCCGCAACCGCCGCTACTCCGGTGAGGACTTCAGCTTCCCCGGCCTGCACTCCGAGGGTAAGCCGAGGCTCATCGTTGCGATGGACTATTCCGGCTCCGTGTCCAAGCTTGAGCGGCGGCAGTTCCTGTCGGAACTCAACGCAATGCTGGAGGAGTTCGACATGGAGATCACCGTGGTTTACTTCGACTCTGACATTCAGGGCGTGAAGAAGTACACCCGTGAGGACCTGCCCATCAAGGACGACTCCGGGTACGGCGGCACGTACTTCCCCGTCCCGTTCAAGTGGGTGGAGGAAAACGTTGACCGCGACCCGACCGCCATGATAGTGTGCTCCGACATGGAGTGCGGTTCGTTCCCGGATAGGGTACCATCGTTCCCGGTTCTGTGGGTTTCGACCCAGCCGGTTGACAGTGTCAAGTGCTACTGGCCGGACAATGAGATCCCCTTCGGACAGATTATTGAAATCGATGTGCCTCACGGCTACGGATACTAGGAGAAAAACATGCGCATCAAGTCTATTGCCCGCAGCTACCTGTTCATCGCCATCGTTGCCCTCGTCGCCAGCTTTTTCCTAAAGGAAGAGCAACATAGAACCATCGCACTCATCATCTGGGTTGTCGGCTGGACAATCTACATGGCGTTGGATGTTGTCGCCGCCGCCCTGAATGACATCGCTGTACACTTCACAACTTCGCTCATCGCAAACACGGTTACCGAGCACGCAATCAATGAAGCCAAGGGCACAGACACAACGATACACGCCACAGAGATTGCGACCGGGTCAGCCGCACTGGCGTACCAGATCAACCATATCCTGCGAAAGAATTCCGAGCGCACAATCCACAAGGCTGCGATCAAGATGAAAGAACAGATCCAGAAAGGGAGCAACCGATGAAAAGAACACCTGAAGATCCCGTCCACGGTTACGAAGACTGGTCAACGTTCGCCAAGCAGATGGAGGAAGTTGAGGCAATGTGCGCAGCCACCGCAAAGTGTGTGTGGTGTGGTGGCAAGGGTGAGGTGTGGGAGCGCAACTGCGACGACGAGGACACCCTCGTCCCCTGCCCCGACTGCATGGGGCTGGGTCTGTCGATCATTGATGAGCTTGACATGGAGCCGGAGGACTGAGATGCAAACAATCACGGACAACATGGTTGACAGACTCCACAAAAAACTTGTGAAGCTGAAGCTGCAACACGGGGCAGATCTGAATGCGTGGCCCAACCAAATCACAACCACGTTGTTCCGTGAGGGGTGTTACTTCGCAAAGCTTTCGCTCTGGAGAGTCTGTGGGAGAGGATGGGACAATAAAATCATATGGCAGAACGACGCATACAACATCCAGTTTTCTTGTGCGCCTGGGGTGACCTATGCAAACCGCTCAGGCCCGAGAGTGTTCAATGAATACTCCCGCCAATGCTACAACAAGCACCACAGATACGCGGAAAGACTTAGCTCCAGGTGGTGTGGGCATGGTGGTTTGTGTCTTGACATTCCAAAGGATGGGGTTGCCATCAACTCCTCCGGGTTCATAGCGACCCTGCTCAATGCATCGCGTGTGATGATCCGGACTGGCTTGGCTAACAGTTGCGTGCCTGATATCTACGTCAAGCGTGGTGATACGCTTGCGTTCAGGGAGCACATGTGTCAGCATGACAGGTACCTCATTGACACATGGAAAGATGAGGAGGTTGAGAGCACACTCAGGTCGATCAGCGAAAGTGAATACTACAAAAGAGTTTACAGCAATAGAATCCAGGAGGTCAACCAAGCCTACGCCGGAGCAATTGAAAAACTTTCCCAAATACATGGAGGCTGACAGATGGGCAAGACAGACAAGTGCGCGTACATGTTTCTGAAGGGCGAAAACCGTGGGCTGCGTGAGCGCATTGGAAGACTTGAGATCAGACTGTTTGAACAAGAGTCCACGAACCGGAAGCTGGAAGCCGAGCTTGACAAGATGAAGCAGCGGGAGCGTATCTGCGAAGAAGTATACCAAGCATTCAGGGCCAACCCACCACATGACCCCAAGGACGACCGCATCGAAGAACTGGAAGCCGAGCTTGACGCCATGACCTCACGCTATTCCCGTGCCGCTACCGACATTGCGTCGTTGGAGGGTGAGGTTGAGGCATCCAAGGAGCGCATCCAACAACTGTATGCCAGTCATGAGCGCAAGGATGCCGAGCTTGCCGAGTTACGGCGCGACAACGTCCGGCTTCAGGGTGAGATCGAAACTGTGAGGGCGGTCAAGGGAACACTGGAAGACGAGCTTGCCGAGGTCCGCCGCACCATCAACGATGCAGCATTTGAGCGAGCTGAGGCAATCAGTACTGACGATCTAGTCAAACGCCTCACCGCTGAGCTTGCCGAGATGAAAGAACGGGCAGAGGGCGAACTCCCATCTTACACCGAGCAGCGGTGCGCGGTTGAAAACGCAAAGCTAAAAGACCAGCTTGCCGAGGCGCGGGAGTTGTTGGCACAGGCGGCAGATCCGTGCAATGAACTGTTTGAGGAATGGTATGGAGCAACCAACGCCCTGCTAGAAAGGATTGGTGAGTGATGGAAACATGGGTTGTTTGTGGCGACTCGGCTCTAATGGAAGACCCAGAAGCAAAACACCGGCTCAACAGCACGGCACACTGGGTCTGTGTTGGACCATTCACCAACCATTCTCAGGCTAAGGAGGAGGATGACAGGCTGCACCACCTCACCGCCGAGAACGCCGAGCTGCGGGAGTTGCTGCGAGAGGGATATGAAGCATGTTGCTTCGGCGGCTCTGAGGAGTCTAGGTGGCTAGATCAATTGGGCGAGAAGATTGACGAGTGGGACAACTTAATGTCCCGCGCCGCCATCGACGCTGGGGAGGTGAAGTGATGACTGAATTCAGGGCCGACTATCCGACACAGGAAGAGCGTCGTTTAATGGCCGACGTTGAAAAGCTAGGTGCTGCGCTCGCCGCCGAACACGACGATTGTCGCCGCCTCACCGCCGAGCTGGCCGAGATGAAGAAGGAGCGCGACTCCGCACTCAGAAAGTCAATCCGGCTGCACATTGAAAATGTGAACCTGAGTGACAGTCTTGCCGAGGCGCGGGATCTGCTGAACTGGATCGTCCACCTCCACCACGGTGTCAGCAAGGGTGGCCCAGAGTTTGAGCCGCCGTGCGACCAAGAGTGGAATGACTGTCTGGATCAGTGCCGCGCCGCTATCGACGACGACGTCCCCGACAACACCGGCGAGCGGGCGAACTTCATTGGGGAGGAGTGATGGTTTACCTTTGGGCTTACTTGGGAGTGATGGTCTTCACGGCATTAATGGTTGCAACCTTTTTGGAGGAGACTTCTCCTGCGGTGAGCATGACAGAGATGGTTGAACATGGCATCATTGCAATTTGCTTTGGCGTCTGGTGGCCCGCCATTATTCTGTGCTTCCTCCTGTGGGTGCTTGCCGTTTTTATTGGGAGGATCTTCGGATGAAAACGCTCAGACTAATACTGTGGCGCGACTGTCCCAGGGCATGCTCAACGTGTCCGAACAAAAGCATTGAGTGCGGTAGCGTGAAACCGTTCTTCTTCAACGAAGACCTCAGTGGGTATGACGAAATCATTCTCACTGGAGGTGAGCCGTTGATGCGACCCGGTCTGCTGCGAACTGTTGCTGAGGAGATCAAGCGTCAGACAGACGCTAAGGTCTACGTGTACAGCGCATGGGATGGCGACCTGTCCTTTATCGCAGACACGCTGTCGTATGTGGACGGCATCACCCTGTCGCTCTACACCTGGAGGGATGTGTCAAGGATTCCAGAGCTGACAGAGCTGATCAAGGCGAAGGGGCTTGACACCAGAAGTCTTCGGATCAATTCATTCCTTGCCCCGGTCGATGCTGACCCCGAGATCTGGAAGGTTAAGTACAAGACATACCTGAAGGACTGTCCGATCCCTGACCATGAAGAACTCAGGGAAATCAGTTGGTTCTAAATGCGAACGTTGCGTTTGTTCAACTCCTGCCTGAACACATCCATCAGCTTGATGTACAGTGTGCTCCGGCGAATCTTTTCGTTTCTTTCAGATGTTTCTTCAAGAGTTTTCTGCTCAGTCAGAATTCCCTCCTCTGCATCCTTCAGCTTCTCGTAGGCCCAGGGTGAGGGGAGGGAGTTCTGCGCTTTCTTTGATAGCCTTGTGTAGGTCTTGAGGGCATTCCTTGCCCTGACCATTGCCAGATAGTTTGCCCAACGCTTGACCAGCGTATTCACCCGAACACTCCGACCGGTCAACCTGCGCTCCTCCTCAGTCACGCGCCTGAGTGAGTCACCAATTTCTGCCTTCAGGTCCATGTACCCTGTCTTGTCAGTGGTTCCCCGGCCAATCCCAACCTTGCCCATTGGTGTGGATTCGCCGCCGCCCTCAAGGTAGTAGCAGAGCGCACGTCCTTCGCGGCTTATCTCACCCGGTCGCTTGGCTCCCACTCTCTGCTTTTTGCGAGCCAAGTCAGAAACTGATCTGCTTCCATCTGAAGCATCAGTGATACGTCCGGGTCCACCGCGTCCATCTCCATCAGAGATAGCATTACCTCCATCGTCGTGGCTACCTGCCATGTTCCATAGTCCTCCCTGAACATAACGATGGGCTGAGTGTATTCAGAATCAACTGATGACTCAGCCTCGTAAAACGCTTTCCAGATTTCAGATTTTGAAATTGTTTTGTGACGCTTTACCTGGATGCAAAGCGGCTCAGTGTTTGAGAGGTCACGACCAAGGGTCTTCTGGTATTGCTCCAGCTCCCTGCAAACACTAGGGAAATCTTTCCTCAGTAACTTACATGCTTCGTTCTCGCCGCTTGCTCCCTTGTTCCTGCTTTTCTTACCGCCCGCCTTTGCCATTTAGCATTGCCCTTTCCACGTCACGTGCAAGCATGTAAGACACATGTCTCTTGTGAGCCTTCGCAACCTCCCTGGTCAGGTCCTCCAGCGCACCAACGTTCTCGTCGTCCGTGCATAGCATCATCGCCTTTCCAAGGGCAATGAATGCACCGACCGGAGACCTGTCACTAAGGTATGCTCCTGCGACCGCGCCGAGTTCTGAGATGTACGTTTCAGGAATCTCAAAGCGAAAGTCTACTACCTTTGAGCACCTGTCTGGATGGTCATGTATCCTTACGGTTGCTTCCACGTTTGTCTCCTAGAATCCCTTGTCCCAAAACTTCTTCATCTCTGCCCTGTGGAGTAGCTTTTCCAAAATCTTTTTCGCGTGCGTTGGATCTCCCCTGTTGCCTGTGACGTACCTCATGAGGTCCTTTGACACGCTCATCATTTCGCTCTCATTTACAATGAACTGGAAGTTGAGTTGTGTCTCGTCTTGCTCTTCGTTGTGCTCAACTCTCAGCATGAACTTCATGTTGTCTCGTCCCACATCTCCCTGGTCACAGACTCATAGGCCCAGTCTCCAGAGAACCTGATGTCTCTGCTGACGCCGGTCACTTCTATTGATGTGACCTGTCCATCTGTCTTGACTGCCGGGATGAATGTTTCAAATTCTTTTGTGTTGCCGAGGGAATCGGTTACCCTCAACCTAACTATGTTGAATTCTTTTTTGCTAATCTCCATACTGGCGTGGGTCTGAGATGTGCTTTGTGATAACCGTGCCGGATCTCAGATCACGGTTCTCCTCTTGCAGCGTGTCGATTGTCCTGTGGTTCTTTTCGATGATGCTCTCCAGCTCTTCGATGATCTTGTCTTTTTCCAGTAGTTGCTGGACCAGAGACTCCCTTGTTTCATCATCGTCTCTGGTAGCAAGAACTGGTATAATGACCTCGTCGATATACTTGACGATGAGCGACGCCGTGTCACCCGGATGACTGTCAATGTAGTGTCTCAGATCTTCAACCATCCTCTTTGTCTCCATCCTTCGCCATGCCGATGATTCCATACCCGGCAATGTCACGCCACGGTGATTCCCCAAATGCGTCCGGGTCACCGGCAGCAATCCTGCACAGCTTGTCAAGCACCCTGACTAGGAGCAGCATGTCCGAGAACCTATCAGGCTCAACACCGTCGGGGTAAAGCTCTGCGAGGATGGCGTTGACCTTTGTCACCGCATCACCGTAGGCGCGGTTCTTCTCTACGACGAGCTTGGTGATCTCCTCGCCGGAAGTTTGAAGCTTGACATAGTCGCACAAATCTTTTCCCCTTTTACTTCCCAACACCGTCCTCCTTGTAGTCTATCCAGTTGCGCTGGGACACCTCTGCCCAGGTCTCATCCATGATCTCTTCCAGGTCCCAGCCCTGCATTGAACAGAAGTTCAAGGTGAAGATCATCAGGTCACCGACTGCGTCCTTTGCCTTTGCTTCGCTGGCACTCCTGATCCCCTGCTTGTCCTTCAGTAGCTCATGGCTGAGTTCCCCAAGCTCCTCAACCATCCCCATGTACTGCTCCGTTGCCGTGGTGTCAGGAAAGTTTTTCCTTCTCCACGCTGCACACAACGCCTGATACTCACTAATGCTAGTCATACAATCTCCAGAAACATTTTCGCGGTTTGCATTGCCGCCATTGCAGAGCATCCGAGCGCCAACGGGATTGTCCAGATTGACGCCGCCGTTGGGTCCGCGTCCATTGTCCAGCCACACCTGATGCCAGACGCCCACGTAAGCAGCATAACGATAAGGTATTCCTCAGTCATCTTTCACCCAATCTTCCCATGATCCATCAGTGAACAGGGACACTGCCGGGTTGAAGTTAAGTGGCAGATCACCAATCGGACCCTGTCTGTTCTTGGCGATCTGCGCCTGAGCTATCCTTGGCTTGTTCTCTTTGTCTCTGACAAGGAAGATCACCTTGTCTGCGTCCTGCTCAATTGATCCAGAGTCACGGAGATCCGACAGCCTTGGTCTCATCTCCCGTCCCTCAATGACGCACGTTCTTGAGAGCTGACTCAAAACAATTACCGGGACTTTGAGATCCTTGGCGAGATTCTTCATCGCCTTGCTAATCGCTTCGACGGATTCGTTCTTTGTCTTTCCTGGCCCGCTCATCAACTGTAGGTAGTCGATGACGACGAGGTCCAGCTTGCCACCAGCCTGCACCTTGCGTGCCGTCGCTCTCGCCTGCTGCGCTGACAGACCTGCGCGGTCGTCGATGGTTACGTCCCAATCCACAAAAACTTTTGCCGCATCCTCAGTACGCTCCAGGTCATTCGGTGTTCCGTCCATGTTGAACTTGCCGGTTCTGAATGACCTTGTGTCTACGTCTGCTTCGATGGCAATAAGCTTTTCCCCAAGCTCCCGCTTGGTCATCTCCAGCGACAGGAACAGCACACGTCCACCGTCACGTGCCACGTTCGCCGTGATTGTGATCGCCAGCGATGTCTTCCCAACCGATGGCCGGGCTGCGAGGATGTACAGCTCTCCTGGGTGCAGGGTTGTGATGTACCTGTCAAGCCCCTGGAGGCCCGTAGAAACGCCCTCAACTCCGACCCTACCCCCAACCATGTCTTTGGATCTAGCGGCGATCTCAGAGGCGATGTCGTGCAATTTACCTACGGTTGACGCTTCGGTAGATGACAGTTCATCCAGGCCAGTCTGGATGAAGTCCAGGACCTCAGACGATGAGGCCCCGGACTCAGCCATTGACTTACTCCTGATGATGATCGCACCGATCTTGCGGCTGGTTGAGTCATCACGGACGATGCCAGCGTAGTCTCTTGCCTGACTGAACGACGGTAGGACATCTGTCATCTGCGACAGGGCAGCAGCACCACCCACCCGGCTTAGCCTGCCAGTGCTTCGCAACCTGTCTGTGACTGTGACCATGTCGGCGTGGATGCCTGATGCCTCCAGCTCCATGATACATTCCCAAACAGTTTTGTGCTGGTCAGAGTAGAAGTCTTCCGCCGTCAGAAGATCAGCCACCTCTGGCAGGATCGCCGGGTCTAGCAGCACTGCGGAGATCACCGCCGCTTCCGCATCCTGGTTGCTGCTATGAATCACTCAGGAACTCCTTGAACCCAGGCTTGATCTCGCCAGCGATGACGCCTGAAACATACGTCTTCCATTTCGGGTGAGCGAAGTGTTCAACTTGCTCGGCGTCAAGCATCCTGTTGAGCGCTCTCTCTCTGCTGTGTGGTTTCTTGGTAGACTTCAGGTCGTCTTCCCATCTTCTATCCCTAAGCCAGCCAGCGGGGAGCTTGATGTACTTCTCTTCGGTGTCCTTCACACTCTCGGCGTAGAGCTTTGTCTTGCGAATCATTTCTTCCTGGTTGGGCCTGACCTTCTCAGTCTGGTTCCATGCGTGGAAGGCATCCGACTTCACCTTCTTGCGCGGGTACAGCTTGTACCACTCTTCGAAGTCTTCCGTATAGCCCTGCCGCTTTTTGTAGCTCTTGGTTCCCCTCTTCTTTGGCTTCTTCTCGTCAGTGTAGGAGAACCAGCCGTCTTCTATCAGCCAGTCAAGGTCGTCACCAGCGAACCTGCCGATCCTGTCTGTCAGGTAGCTCAGGTCAGCGGGTATGTTCTGCCCTATTCTGCCACGCAGAATCCACAGCTTGACTGCGAGGATCTGTTGATCTGGCGGTAGATCCCAAAACTCAGGGTCGTCGATCAGCGCTGTGTGAAGTGCAATGTATTCTTTTCTTCTTGATTCAGGAACTACCGATTGATGCTTATCCCAATTTTTTACTGAGAGATATTTCATTCAGCTCCCTACTCCTCTGTTGCTCTCTTGGTTCCAATCCCCTCGCCACGTTTGCGCACGTTTGGTTTGTAGAATCCAGGCCCGTAGAACCTGTGAACGACTGAGCTAATTGTTTTCTTTGCTGGTGCCCCACAGTGGGCGCACTTGATTTCCTCCGGGGCCTCCCCCGCCAGCACTAGCTCTTGGCTTAGTAGCTGGCAGGAGAGGGAGGTGCAGCGATACTCAAAGAGCGGCATGGTGCTACTCTTCTTCCTTGGGTGCGTCAATGATTTCGAACGTGGACTCCTTCGGAGGCTCTGCTTTGATGCCCAGTCCAAGCTTTTCAAAGAGAGCGCAGGCGATTTCACTGAGCGTGAAGAACTCACCGTCAATCGACCAGTGTGTGTTGTCGAATGTCGTGTCAGACAGGTGGTCAAACAGATTATACATCGACTCCACCAGGTCCCTCAGCACGTCAATCTGTTTTTGCTGATCTTGAAGCGCTTTCGCCTGCCTCTTGACGATGCCATACAGTTCATCGACCCGTTCACGTTGGCCCTTTATTCCATACATGAGGTGCTCACATGTTGCCTTCCTGGCAATGGAGTCATCATGCAGTGCTTCTACCGCTTCATTCAGTTGTTCGAACTCTTCGTCCACAGCCTCAACCCAGGTGGGCATAGGCATCCCAGATGGCGTTTTCCCCCAGCCCATTTACCCCTCCTCGTCGTAGAGAAATTCCGCGACAAACTCTTCTAGCTCAACATAGAAATTCTCCATTGGCAGATCAGCCGGGGCCGGAAGATCATCAAACGGTTGAGCGTTTCTGAGTAGGTTCTTGATTTCAAGATTCCTACCAATCATCAAGCCAGCGCGGCCAACCAAATCGCCAAGCTCTTCCGGCGTTTCGATTGTGAGGTTGACGTTGATGGGATAATCCTTGTCCCCGTTGAGTGTTTGGATTTCGTACTTCATCAGAAGTCGTCTTCGGAGATGGTGTTGCTTGGTGCCGGAGCGGCTTCGCTCTTCGACAACATCTCCATCTGGTCTGCGATGACCTCAGTGCGGTAGACCTTGACGCCTTCCTTGTCGTAGCTGCGGGTTTGGATTCTACCCTCAAGGTAGAGCGTGGTTCCCTTGTTGACATACTGACCAATGATCTCGGCTAGCTTGCCCCATGCTGAGACGTTGTGCCACTCTGTGCGCGGCTTCCCGTCCTTGTCCTTGAACCTGCGGTCAGTTGTTGCCAGTGAAAAGTTGGCTACCGTATTTTCACCAACCTGCCGCAGCTCAGGCTCACGTCCAACGTTACCAAGAAGCGTTACTCTGTTGACTCCCATGTTCTCTCCATTTGTGTAAAGGGTTAATAATCTGACAGGACATTCATCCTACCACTATGCAGGGTTGTTGTCAACCATCTCACGCAAAGCTTTTACGAACGCAACACGCTTCTCCTTCACCGTGATTTCATTGAGAGATTCGTATCCCTCAACGCCAAGAAGCTTGGAGATCTGGTCAGCAGATGCACCAGTTCCCACGCATGCCCTGACAAAGTTTTTTGTTTTGTCGTCCTTGATTTTCTGGAGATCAACTACTGCGGCGAGCTTGCCGGATTGCTCCTGCTCCTTCTTCACCTTGTTGATGTACTTGTTCCCGTCCCACTTCATCTGGTCAAGGAACACGTCAGCGTTGAATCCGAGCTTTGACAGAGCCTTTGTCGTCACGTCTGTCATGAGCTTCTTTCGACATTCTCCCCTTGGGTCATACGCGATGTCGCTGGAAATTTCAAACACCGCTTCACGCACCACTCCGTCAAGGCTGCACGGGTAGAAGAACGTTGCGTCAAGCGTAAGGCACGCTAGCCCGGCACCGTCCTGCCCAGGAAGACCGCTGAACTTACAGTCCCTCAGCCCCCACTTGTATCCGTATGGACCCCACAGCTCCGTGGCTCTCTTGATCTGTGCCTGCGCAGCGATGGCCGTGAATCCACCACGCTGCGTAACGTGCTTCAGTGTGCCTGGGTCAGAGTCGCACACTGTCTCCCAGAGATACGTTGTTTCGACACCGACCGGATCGTCTTCTGAAATCACAGATTCCTCCTGAAGTAGTATGGGATTTGAATTGTTTCAAGCTTGTCGGAATATGCCGTCACCTTTGAGTACCCGCCAAAGTATTCCGCGGCCTTAGCCATGTTTCTCCGGTACAAGATCCTCCCATTCTCCTTGTCCTTCTTGGACAACCTGTAGATGCCAGCGTTGTACGGCGGCACATTCTCCACCGCAAGGAATACAAAGTCCCACTGACCACCAAACATTTTCTCAACAATGTCCGTGTACATCGCATCCTGTACATCGTACCTGAACATGCCGCATGATCTTGCGAACCCATCCGGCGAAGCATCCTTGGTCGTCTTCACGTCAAGGATCGTTCTCCTCTCAGGGATGAGGAAGTCCGGCCTGCACTTGACGAGCAGTCCTGTCTCTCCATCCCTCATAAAGATTGAAGACTCTGCCATTCCGTTGAGGTTCTTGATGTCATCAATCAACGGATCTTCTATCGACAGGGCAGAGGTTGCGATGTTCTCAACCTTGTCATAGTTCTCCGGTTTCATGATTGTCTGACTGTTCGACACTGCGGTCTGGAGCGCTGCCTTCCACTCCTTGGTCCGCATGTCGCAGTCCTCTGGTCCCCTAATGTACTGGCCGGGCCATGTGTGTGGTTCCAGAATTGCGCTGTGAACTGCGGTGCCGAGCACCATTGCGTCGGTCTCTCTTCTAACCTCATCACGCATGATAAAGTGGCGAATTGATTTGTCGATGAGGTCAAGCCCACTCTTGGATAGACCTGGGCCTGAGTGGTACTCATCGTTCGGCATATCCTTGTGGTAGCCGAGAAGTTTTTCGTGGTCTTCCGCGAACATTGATACGTCAGACGACGACATCTACATCTCCCGGTACTGAGCTATTAACTTCGACGCCTTCGCCAAGGTTCAGCCCTGTTTCCCTAACCATTGTTTCGGTGTCCACCTTTCGGTTGACGTGCTTGTGCTTAATGAATTCAACGTCTCCCTTCATTTGTTTCCTGAGTGATTCGTTGAGTTCCTTGCCACGCGCCACTCGCAGGTTAGACTTGTCAGCTACGATGTGGCAGACCTCACCGTTTCTGAGGTAGACAACCCACTCCGCGGGGTCTCTGTATGTCTGCCTGATTCTGGTTGCAACTGAATTTTCAAGCGACTTCTTTGGTTCAAGTCTCACACAGCCCCCCTTACAGAGTTAATCGATGTTACCTAAATACTATCACTGCGGGGCGTACATTGTCTATAGTTAAAAATGCCGGGGAGCTGGTGCTCCCCGGCTGGTGCGGCTGGAGAAGGGACTACATCCCAACCTCACCCATCTTGGACCTGATAATAGTTTCCTGCAAGCGGGAGATCTTTGCTTCTAGGCGGGAAACCTTTCTACAGTAGTCCGTGTACGGAACCCAGCCACCATGGTTCGCCAAATGCATGGAGTTGGCCTGTTCCTTATTGGGATTGTACCTGCGAATGTTGATCTTCTTCACTTCTTCCCCCTCATCGCTTTCATTGCTTTTCGTAGACCATCAGATATTCCAAATGTTTTTTGGGTTGCCTGGGCCGGATACGCTTTTGTCATCCCTGCCGAGCTAGGCTGCGTATAACTTCCAGTATAACTTCCGAACGTTTGATTTCGCTGGAGCTGTGTGACCTCGGGCGGGTGCCACTGCTGCTGATTGAGCCGTTCCTTGTCTGTCATGTTTCTAGCAAACTGCTGCTGCATGGATTCATAAGCGGCCATGGCTCTTTCGTTTGCTGCCTGTAGTTCGCGGCTGGCGAGCGCGTTCTTATACTTCGCGGTACGTGTCGCCGTCTCGGAAATCTCTGCCGGGGTCTCGTCTGAGTCTGTGCTAATGATGACATGGTGTGACGCATCCGGCTCATAGTCTGGGTTTAGTTGCCCAGGAAATCCATGTTGCATGCTGTACATTTGGCTGTTTAAAATGTTACTGTACGTTTGATATATGCCGTTGAAGTTGTTGGAGGCGGTAATGGTGAAGTTGTTGGAGGTGTTAATGGAGTCCGGCATAGCTCGGTTCGCCACCGGAACCATCTCTCTGTACTCCTGGAAAACCTTTTCCGCATCCTTCTCCATAACATATATCTTCACGGCGACAATCTTCTTGCCGCTCATCCTGAGGATACCAGCTACTGCCGCAATCTTTTCAAAGAAGTTCATCTTCCAAGCCATTCGTCGAAGTCTGACTGTGGGTCTCGGATGGCTCTCCTTCCATCCTCCTGGGCAAGGATGCCACCCATCAGCCTGAGTATCGATTCTCCTATCTCCGGGTCTTCATCCACTCTCTCCCAAAGAACCTCCATCTTCTCAACGAACTCATCAAGGCTCCAGTCGATTGAGCCGAGCATCATCAGTGTTGCCCATACAACACCAAACCCGTGGGTCTTGCCCGTTGCGTCACATGATCCCTCTCTGATCCAGTCCCTTGCTTCCTCCCTGATTGCTTTGTATCTGTTGAAGTTGTTCTCAAAGATGCGGTCGCTGGTTGGCGTCTTCCTTGCGTGTGGGCTACGCCTGGGAATGTACAGCGAATCCCTAATGGCGCAAAAGAGTTCCAGCCTGTACTGGTTTCGGAGTGAGATTTCGTCTATCATTTCTTTGGCTTCGCCACTGCTTCAAGGAACTGAGCCACACCAAGCATCGCGCATGCGCGAAGTACAGTAGCCTTGGGCATGTTCTGGTGTTTGGCTACCTCAGTGATCATGGCAAGCTCCTCGTCGTTGACACTGATCACCATCCTGTTGTCGCGCCTGGATCTGGTAAGGTAGTCTGAGATGGCCTGGGCCACAAACCTAGACATCTCACTGTTAGGGTCGCCGGGTTTGACAATCGATTTTCTCTTGACCATCTGACCTCCGTTTTCCAATTCGACACACAGCCTACCACAGATCGTCCTGTTTGTCAAGCAAAAAAAAGACGGGGCCGAAGCCCCATCTTGCGGAAAAAGTTTTCTTCTGGTTGTTGACAGCCGTCAATCAATCATGACACAATATTAATACATGCGATGAAAAAAAACATACTCCCAAACATGCGTTCAAATTACTGTTTTTTGAACTCTCCGATGGCCCTGATCATTGCATCTGACTTATCCTTGCTGCCACGTGAGGACCCAAGGAAGAAGTTGTACGCCTTGTCAACCCACCCAATGGATGCACCGATGATGGTGGAGACAATAACAGTAGCGAACTCACTGCCAGAGAATGTTTCCTGCTGAGTCAGCACCAATCCAACCAGCACACCGAATGTAATCATGGCGAGATATGCCAATCTGGCAGGCTCTTTGTCCTTAACCTGGATATGTCGCTGACGGGCCGAGTCAATGTCTTGGAACACTAGCTGGTCCTGGGTGATCTCCATCTCTGCCATCTTGATTTCGAAATCATGTTCAGCCTGCTTCAGAGCAAGAACAGTATCGTAGTCCCCGCCCGCGATCATCGCATCCATCTGAGCTTCGTCTGTGTCCTTGCCTCCTGTCAGGGCAACGCTCAGTTGCTGCACTGCTGCCCCGGCTAGTGGTCCTCCGAGCGCAAGCGCAATCGTTGGTGCCACAGACTGGAGAACGCCCAGTGCTTTCTTGCCAATCTTTTTTCCTTTGAGTCCTTTGAAAATTCCCATTATTCCACCGTCGCATTCATGTCCCTCTTGCTGTATGGCGTGGGGCTGATTAGAATGTTGTAGTACGCAACCATTACAAGGTGGTCATCCGTGTGTCGATAGCTGAAGACCCGCAGGACTGGCTGGTCAGGATCAAAGCGTCCGACATACACAACCCCATCATAGTCCCCAACATAGTAACCAATCCTGTCCACCCACTGCATTGCGACACCATCGTCCGAGAACAGTAGATCATTAACATCCACAAAGAACTGGCTGCAACATTCAAGGTAGTTGAACTTCACGTTAAGAAGCAGGCTGGTTGAGTAGATGTTGGCTGACACCTCTGGCCTCTGTGGGTCAGTGACAGGCTCAAATCCGAACCACCCGTACCCAGGCATAGACCACGGGAAGTCGCCATGGTCAACAGCGAAGTACCACATAATGCCGGGCACGTCTTCAAGAATCCAGGACTCTGCCGGTCCAGATTCAATCACCGGGAGCATTGGCTGTCCGAGGTACACCAACTGCTCACATGAGCAGTATGGCATTGTGATGTCAGATTCAGCAATCGAAGCGAATCCAAGTAGTACGATGCACGCTAGTGCTACGAATAGTTTTCTCATTCTTCCTCCTCGCAAAGTTCGAAGTGTGGCCCGTCGTAGAACGTCTGATCCTTTAGGTCGAAGTCACCGTCCCAATCAAACCCCCAACGAAGCTTAATGCCTTTTCCAGCGGCGAGACCCTTAACCCAGCTACCCCACTCACACCATACGTAGAAATATCTTTCCACGTTCCACCATTCGGGATTGAACGGATAGGGTATAGCATCCACCGCTCTGGATGGGTATACGTTATGTTTGCTGTTAGGATATTGGACTTTAGATTTCCCCGTAGTGTAGTAGAAATTTTGAGTATCCTCATCCCTGTGTCCCTCCAACAGCGCTATGTCCCTATAGTACAGCGCCGCATCGAACACTGTCAACAACTTTGGATGTAGTCCCCTCCTGATTCTGAGTGATCTTTCACCCCAGCTATAGGGTCTCCCAGATGGGTCTACAATTTGCCCGGTCATTATTTTCCTCCCAGCAATTCTATGAGCTTGATAAGCCCAACAAGCACAACTGAGAACCCGCCTATCTTTACTCTCTCGCCCCACATTCTTCTGTCAAGCTTATCTCCGGTTGCTTCCAGCGCAGCAACTCTGGCAATTTCTGCCGCCCTCTCAGTGTTCATAACGGCGAGCATCTCTTTGATCTCTACGATTGTTTCAAGAGATCTCTTAATATCAGATAGTGATTCTTTTACTTCTCTTCTAAATGTTTCATGTTCGTGAAGGGTGGCCTCAATCTTTCCAAACTCCTTCGCGCAGTCGGGTCTCATCTTGTGATCAGGCGGGAACTCTGGTATAGACATTAAAGGAATTCTCCGAATCTATCAACGTACTGTTGTTCTATTTCTAGGATCTGCTTTTCATATAGCCTCTTCTTCTCTGCTTTCTTGTCATCCGACATGGTCTTGTTCCTGCTCAGCGCTGTGATCTTAAGCTTGAGCGTTCTGATTCTCTTTTCAAAACCTTGCAGCCCCATCAAGGCGCGGACTTTGTCGATGTTGTCTCTTCTCTCCTGAGCGTACTTCTTGGGATCTGTCAGTTTAAGCGCGCTCATCTCATCCTGAAACTCTTTCAGCCTTGTTGCAACAATGTCGAACTGACTTCCTCTACTTGGAGACATGTGCGCACCAAGGGATCTAGCCAGAGCATCAAACCAAGTCTTCTGCCCCCATACTGCGGCGAGAGCTTCCTGAACCTGTACAGGTGTGCTGCCCTTTGCCTGCGTGATGAGCCAACTTGGGATCTGGTCATATGAAATCGGATGAGCATCTGTCATTCTTGATGTTAGTTTGCCCTTTAGCTGTCCTCCCTTGGGGTCGCCAGCCTTGTAGCCTGGACCGCTTGTCTTGTAGTACCCGGCCTGATCTGTGCCAAACAATTCGCTCACAGTTGTGAAGCCGTCACCCTTCCAATCTGTGCCCTCAATCGCCTCAAGAATGACACGCGCCGCCGGTGATCCCTTGTGGATTACCGATCTCATTGGATCGATTGCCCACCTCACCGGGTCCTTGAAGTGTCCGAAGATACTGAAGTATCTTCTTCTACCGTCGTCCTGACTGCCAGTGAACTTGTTCCACAGCGTGTACAGCGGTGTCACATCCACGTCAGCCCACAGCAGTCTTTGCCAGTCATCCTCAAAAGCGTACATCGATCCGGTAAATGCGTTGTCTTTCTCCTCGTCGTCACCCTTCATTGCGTTACCAAGTCCAGCCATGATCATGTTCATAGCAACGGTGGAGATGATCCCCTTCATCAGGATGCCTGCCCAAAACTTCTGATAGATCTGGCGGACCTCTTTTGGATTGTCCACCTTACGCAGGATTGCCTGTGCGAGCCTCTTGATGGTTAGGAAGTTACTTCCGGTCCAGTCGGGGGCAAGCAATAGGGTGCGCATGATCTGCTGCCGTTTCTTGCCAACACCCATGCGGTCCCAGTTCAGGCCACCAAAGTCCTGGTTGATGATCTCTGCGCTGTACTCAGCGATCTGTTCATCTGTCAGTTTACCGGCAAACTTTTCCCTATTGTGCGCAAGCTCAATAAGCGCAGCCTGAACCTTCAGACCGGCACCGAAGTTCTTAAAGAGGAACGTTGTCTGTCTCTGTCTCAGCTCTGACGCAAGGTTCTTAATCTGCCTTGATACCCTGCCGTGGTTGTCCATCCACTTGCTGAACCTGTTCTTGTCCTGGAGAATAATTTCATCCCAGTCCTGTAGCCTGCCAAGGGTTAGGCCAGCGCGAATCAACGTCTCTACGTCAGCGTTGTGCGCATCAATCATGCGCATACCTTCCTGGTATGCCTTCAGAATTCTAATCTTAGAAATCTTTTCGCCTGATGCACTGAGCGGTTTGCCGGTTGTTCCAAGCCAGAAGGATCTAGCGAACGCCATGTGGTGGAACAGTGAGGTAAGCAGGATGGTTGACTTGATTCTAGCGTTCCAGCGGAGAAGGGTCCTGATCTTGTCGCCCTGATAACCCTCTTCTGTGATCTTGTTTAGATGGTCCGCAAGCTGGGCCGGAGCATACAGACGCTCACTTCTCAACGACTCCCATCTCTCATGGATTTCAAGCGATGGGTCATTCTTATCAGCGATGAACTGGATTGCCTCGTCCCATGTTTTTAGGACTCTGCTCGCAACCTTTGCTCCAGGCTTATAGACTGCGAATTTGCGGAAGCTCATCTTGTTTCCAACCACTTTGTAGTTTGGTGTAGTTGGTTCTTCCTCAATTATTCCCTTGTTTTTAAAGCCGTCAAATACCCAGTATTTCATGTTCGGATGCTTCAGCTCTTTGTAGTTGTATGCACCGGGATTAATGTGCGTAAATACATACGGAGAGTCTGGATCTGCGGGGTCAGCCTTAGCCATCCTTAGGTAGTTAATCAGCTCCTTATTCACCATAGCTCTGGCGACTTCCTCCTTATATATGACAAGGTTTTCTACGGCATCTTCTGCGGCCATGTCAAGACCGTCAGCCCACCCCTGCAATATTGTTGGAAGGACACGCTTTCTACGGTGGCGCGTTGTTGTTCCAAACGCTCTCCCGCTTTCGCTGGCTGATTTTCCGTTGAGTCTCCACACGCGGTTGACATAGTTGTCGCGCATGTTGTGAATAAGCCCGCTTGACATAGCCTCCTGTCCAGCTTTGTCATATTCTCTCCTGATTTCATCAGCTATTGCAAGAAGTTCTGGTGAGTTTGCGACCTCATTCATTGCAAGATCAACAATTTCTTTCTGATAATTGCTTAGCTGATCGTAAAATCTATTGTACGCAGTTGGTTCAGCTTGTAGGTCAATCCATACATGAATTGCTTTGGAAAGGTCCCTGGCTTTCTGCCCATATTTGTACTGTCTTGCCCAGTTTTTCTGCCCAGCTACCTCGGCAATTCTCTTCTGTAGTTTTCTGCCCTCAACGGCTGCATAGTGTACTCTGATTTCGCGCTCAGCATACCAGTTCTTCAGGTGTAGCCTTGGGTCTGCTGCCATTGCCGCGTTGAATTCATCAAGGCTCATGCCTGGAGGAACATCCCTTGCAAGTCTTACCTGACCCAGCATTTCTTTGGCCTGTGGTGACCACACTTCATTATTGATGGACTTGACCTGCTGCGGATAGAACGCAACCCATGTGTTGCCGTAGTCTCCAGTATCCGCCCCAGGCTCAGCCGGGTTGCCAACCCAATCTGCGGCCCTGTGCATGACACCGTCGTATCCAGCCTCTTCAAGAACCGGGGTCATTGCCATGCTGCCGATTGTCTTGCTTAGCTGTCTTCCGGTAAACTTTTCGCCAAGCTTCTCAACTGCATCTGGCGCGATGTCAAGAAGCGGGCTGTTCTTGGAGATTAGCTTAACGGCATCAAGGATGCGCTTCGCGTCCTGACCTGAGTGAACCTCGTCATACAGGAATGGATTCTTGATAGACAGGTATACCTCATAGACTGCGCCACCCTTAATGTTGGGGGCGTACCTGTTCGCAACATCCGGGTTTGTGGCAAGGTAGATGCCGTCTCCCGGCTCGCCACCGATTGACATTTCTGGATCGAAGAATTCAAAATCTTCACCCGCCAAAACGGTCCCATGGAATAGCCTCAATGGCTCGCCATCCGGGTCCACAGCCTTTGACCCCTTGAACCAGATCTTAAACATTTCCCTGTTCTTGATCGGCTTAACCTGCGCCGCGATGTTTGTGGATTCTTTCGTTGGGGCAGGGGCAGACCATGACTTCACGTTCGCTGGCTTCCAGGTGATGTAGTGCTTAGTGTTACTCTCTTTGACCCAATTGAAAACGCCAGCGTCCATAATCACGGCATCGTAACCCATCTTGTCGATTACTTGTCGGAAGATTTCTCCGGGAGAAACCTCTTCGCCGGGTGAGGACTGTTCAAGTCTAACATCGTACAGTGAATCTGTTTCTGAAAGAGCGTTATAAATTGTTCTTGCAGAAACACCATCTTCAATTTCTTTCCCGACATATGAAATAGACTCTGCAATCCTGTCTACAAATTCTTCGACGACAGCATCAGCAACGGTTGCGTCTGTTGACCCGATTGAAATATCTTCCAATGCGCGGACAAAGTCGTTAAGAGATCCACTTGGTTCCCCTGTTGTTGGGTCAATTGAATATTCAAAATACGTCTGGTCTGAATTGTTTTCTGACGCGCCAAGAACAAGTGGGTTTTCGGCAGACATAACCATCATATAGATTCTTGCCCCGCCATCATTAACGGCAATCTTAGTTCCGGCCCACTCAGCAAGCGCCTCTGCGTTTAGGCTATCACGCATGAACTGGTCATCGCCAATTGCGTCCCAATGATCTTCAAACATATCCATGTCAATATTGATTGGTGCGTCAAGTTTCTTCACAAACTTTTTGTCAGCCGCAGTCAAGGTAAATCCGTGGTCATTCGCAATCATCTCAGCAACTTTGCTGGGCTTGATGTCCTGTACCAGAGCTTCCTGAATTTCGTACTCCATGTCCCGCACAACTCCTCTGCGGCGTGCGCTGAGGTTTGCGGTCTCCTCGTCGGCATAATTCTCAGAAGCATCAGCCGGGTCAGTTGTAGTATAAAAAGCTCTCCCGATGTACCCGCCTGGGTACACTTTCTTCAGATCGATTTCTTCGATGTTAGCAAACGTTCCATGAAACAGCAGGATTGGGTCGCCGTTCTCGTCAAACATCAGCGGGTGGGCCTTGCTCAGGAACTTCTTCAGTGGCGATAGCACCTTGACGCTTCTCACTTGGGCCAGTAGCTCTTCCTGGGCTACGTTGTTAGCCTCTTCAAGCAGTCTCTCACGCTCTGCAAGATATGTTCCTGGGAGATCGCGCTGGTCAACACCAAGGTGGCGCAGCATGCGTTGTCTTGTGAACACGGCGCGTGGTCTGCCCTGTTCATCTCCGAACATTTCCTGCGCCTCAGCTTCTGACTTTGCCTGCGCTCTCCGTAGTTGTTCTGGAGTGTATCTGATCTGTGCGCTCAGGCTGGCGAGGGCATCAATGTCGTCGTCTGTGACTTCAGGGTTCTCTTCTGCCGTTGTTTCATATGCTGACTCGGCTGTCTTTCCTGCCTTTACTGCACGCAGCTCTTCGCTGGTTGCGATGCCGATTCTCTCCATCGTCTCGTCGCGGTTGTAGAACGATCCGTCCGGGAACACAAACCCGTCAATCCAGTCCTTCCCGAACTCGCCAAAGATGTCCTGGTTGCCCTCTTCCATGGCCTGATCGTATGCCATGAAGTGCGTCTGTGCTCTGAAGGTTTTTGTCGGGGTCCAGATTGCAGCCTCAACATCAGGGACCTTTGACCTAACCTGGGCAAGTGCGGAGTCTGCCCTGTCCAGCTTCTTCTTGTTCTTCTCTGCCTTGCGGGCGAGGTTCTTGATTTCCTTCTTGTTGAGTCCAGGTTTTACGGTCTCCTGGTAGTCTTTCTCAGCCTGCTTATCTTCGGCAGACATCCCTTCATTTTGACCTTGTTTGTTAGTGTTAATAAGTTGATCATTATTAACGACCTGTTTCGCCGGTTTTGCTGGAGCCTTCTCAACTCCCTCGCCAGAGCGAAGCTTCTCGTAAGCTGCTTGTTTTCCAGGTATTTCCTTCACATCCTGGATAGCAACCTGTGCTAGGTTCTTTATCCACTGCCAAATCTTTCCCAAGACTTTTCCATGTTTGGGTGCCCAGTTGCCATAATTGTCTGCAACCTTCTCTTCAGTCAACTGCAACATGTCACTAACTGTGATGTTGTCAGACAGCACCTGTTTGGGATCTGCCCCCAGGGCTTCCCTTGCCGACATCTTAACCTTGACGCCTGATTCTTTCAGCGCTTGTCTCCAGTATGGCTGGAAGACTGACGCAACTTCCGCGTCTGACAAGACGCCGAGTCTCTTCGCGGCATGAAACGCCTCATGGCTGAGACTCTGCTTGTTGGCCCTTGTGTTGAAATCGTAACCCCTTGACAGGGTAATCGTAATATCGCCCGTTCTTGCGTCCTGCTCAAACAGGGCTGGCACAGTGAATGGTCCTGTTACCCTGTGCTTCTTGGCTGCCTGCTTTGCTTTCTTCTGGTCAACAAAGTCTGCCGCCCTGACTCTCCCTTTTGTGTCGCCGTATCTAAACGCCGCACCATCCTTGGTTGCCCACACCTCATCAGCCCACTTAAGCTCGTCGCGGACGCGGTCCATGACAAACGGACTCTCCTCGTCTGCCACTGCCTGCTGTGGGTCAAAGTCAATCTCGGCCTGTGCCTCAGGGGTGGCCGGTGGGATAACACTATCGACATCCTCGGCCTGTTTTTCTTGGGTGCTGCCTACCGCACCAATCTCTTGAGTGTCACCCACCGGCACATTCTGTTCATCTTCGGCAGCAAACTGCGGAGCCGGTGCTGCGTCAAGCTCTGCCTGAGTTGGTAGATTTTTAGCAACCTGGGATGCGTGGTTTCTAATTTCATTTGATAGGTTCCCACGTCTGTCAACTGCGTCCGCAATCCTAAAGACCTCATCTTTCGTTGCGGCTGCATCCATTGATGACATGATTCCGGCAGCGGAATCTGGTGCCAACTGGTCAAGATCGATAGCGTTGTCGTCGTCTACAATGGTTCCCGTTGCACCAACGTCTTCAAGCGTCTTCTGTTCAACCTGCTGCTGGGCAATGTACTGTCCGTACTGCTGGTCGAAATCTTCCCGCGCCTGCTTGTTGGCCTTGTCGATAGCCTCTGCCTTCTTGGCTTCCCTTGCGGCTTTCTTGGCTTCCTGCTTCTCCTTCAGCGCTGCGTTCTTTGTTCTCACAGACGCCATTGTTGACTGCTGTTCCTGCTCTTCCATGTACAGCCGCGCTCTCCACGTCTGTACTGCCGGTGCGTCCATCTCTCCTGCGGATGCCTGCTGCGCAGCCTCGGCGGCGTGGTCTTCTGGACTCAATCCTAGATACCCATCAAGCAACTGATTGTCAACCTGACTGAATTCTTCCTCAGTCATTGGGTCAATGTTTGTAAGTGCGACTGATGTTTCTGCAACGTCTGGATCTGTGTTGGCCTTGAACGCCTCTTCCTGGGCAGCACGCATGGCGTCCATGATGCGCTTGTTTTCCTCGGCGGTTGCTGGGTCTCTGAAGATTTCCGCAGCCTGTTCCGGGTCCATCTGATCCATGCCTGCACGGATTACCGTGTCAACAGCAACGTTGGCACCACCCATGGTTAGGCCGGTCAGGGCACCAAGGTTGAACGCAGCCGGGTGTTTCTTCGCAGCGTATACGGGATTGTATACAACCTTCGGGTCAAACCCAGCGCCAACAGCCCAGTTCTGGATCTCCTCCTGAACTGTTTCTTCCAGTCCCTCTGACGTTGTTGTGGCTCCGAGTGTGGCAATCTTTGTCAGGACAGACATTGGGATCTGCCCAATGTATTCCCTGCTTACTTTGCTGAGCGCTTTCTTTGCCGGGCTTGGTAGCATGCTCAAAAACGCACCGGCCTGAACAACATCAAGAGCGGCAAGCGGGATGTTTGCTGCTACAGTCTTGAACGCCGCAGCCTGAACGTCAGACGCAGACCGTCCGCGTCTCTTCATCTCGTCCGCAACTTCACCACCCTCAACGGCACCCTCCATTCCCCTCATGGCAACGGAGAACGGAGCAACCCTAAGTGCGGCCTGTGCCCACACGGGTGCCTTCGAAACAGCGCCAAGCCAGCCAGCCGCTGGAGCAATCCCTCCCAACGGAGCAGACGCCGCAGCCATGGCAAGCGTGGGTCCTGACTCCTGCAAGAGCGCACGGGCCGTGTCTGGAATATTCCCCTGCCACCCAAGGAAACTGTTTTCAAAGTCGAAGTTCGGGTCGTCGGTTGCCATCTTTTTAATGCGTGCCTGACGCTGCATATCATCAGCATTCTCACCACGCAGAAAGTCGTATTCGGCCCCCTCCATTCCACCAAGCTTAGACAGCCAGCTAAGGCCCTCACCAATCACCCTTGCTCCGCTAGCACGCGCACCCATAGCGCCCTGCCACGCAGACCTGGCGGAGTTCAGCCATGGAGGGTCTTCGTCGTATCCCTGCGATTCCCTTAGGTTCATTGCCGCGTTGTGCTCTTGTGCAAAGTCCTGGGAAAGTTTTTGATTCTCTGCCGCAAAGTCTGGTGGTGTATCTTCTTTATCTGTAGTGCCTTGGAAAGATGGTTGCTGATTAGCACTAACAAGTGCTGTGGCCTCAGCACGCATCTCCTCTTCAGACATGCCGTCAGCGAAGTCTACAGCTTTCCCCAGTTGCGGTACGTATAGTCTTGGCATTAGCCATTTCCTCCCAGCCCACGCATTCTACCTCTTGCGGCTGGAATTGTTTGCGGTGCCTGTACGCCGCCGCCGAACATGAATTCACTCATTCTCTGTTGCGCTTGATCTCCGCCCATCTCTCTGCGCCTCTGGAGCAATAGCTGAATAATTTCAGGAGTGTATCCCTTGTCCATTGACATCATGATGTCAACGTAGTTTCCCTTACCTTCGTTGTTCATCTGAATTGCCATCTCAAGGTCAGAGTAAGACTCTGGCAATTCGGCCACTGCCTGTTCTGCTGCCGCTGCTCCACCAGTTGTTGAGGCGTCCGGTCTTGGCTGAACGGGTCTAACATCGGCCAGCCTTGCGTCTGGTGAAACATTTGCTGGCGGCTGGTTTGTTCTAGCGCCAACTCCGCTAGCAAGCGCAGCATCTGCCCTTGCCCTCATGGGGTCCGGGGCAAGGAGTCCACCGGCCTGTCCTGATGCGGCACCTGAATCTGTGGCACCAACTGTTTGATCTGCCGGTGGAGCGTTAAGATCAAGCACTCCCTCGGAGCCAGTCAAGGATGCGTTTATTGCGTTTGCTCTTGATGTAAGATTTTGGTAAAGCGGGTCTTCTTCTGGATTGCCGCCGAGAGTGATGACACGG